CTCCGCTGGATCGGGAGCGTCATAAGGCCCGAGCCGGAACTGCCCTCGTACACGTGCAAAGACGCAGGGGCGCTGGCCGGGGTTAGCTGTAGAGATAAAGTCAACCTCGCTTGAGGTCTTGCGATCCATAATGTACTCACGGTTGCTTCGTACAACGGATACCTGCTTTACTTCAAGGAAGTCTGTTGGGAGGTCGAAGTAACCTGATGCGTCTACGTCAGGGGTTACTTCTTTTTCCATTGGAGGGATGCGGAGGTTACGGGATGCTCGTGTAACCGCGATGTTAATGAAGTCATCAAGGACTGCATCAGCGATAGTCTTTCTTTGAGACCACTGCTTGAGTGACCCTCTGATATCTGCTAGGGATGGGCCTATCACTGTCCAATACCTCCGTCATAGGTGAGGAACTTCTTGTATTCATTCAGCTTCGCGTAGAAGCGTCTGCGTTGTTCTATGTCATGTTGGATCATAGTATAGTCGATGCCTTCACGCTTCCAAGCGTCAAGTACATCCAGAGGCACAGAGGCTATCTTACGACCAAAACTCAGGTCTTTCGGCCCACTGGCTCTGTCTTCGTGGTTCGCCTTAACGATGCCACTGCAATCTTGTTGTTTGTGAAATACTAGCTGTTCGTTAGTATGGTCTTTGATTATGTTCAGTCTACGAGACATTCTATCTCCAGAAAGGGGTTGGGGCAGAGGTCTAGGACATGCCCCATTTAGCTTAGCTCAAGTCAGCTACGATGCCGTTACCGGCTTCTTCGCCACACTTCAGAGTCCACTCAACGATCATCTGACGCTTCTTGTTGTCACCAGTAACCGCAAGGTCTTTGGTGAAGTAAGGGCGGTGATAATCAACGCTCCACAGGCTCGGATCGAGCAGGAACACTTCAGACTGACGCATGTAGCGGTTAGGGACGATGGACATAATGCCATAGTCAGACTCGTAAAAGTCTACCGCGTTAACTACACGCTTGTCAGTGACAGTCGCATCAACCGCAGTCGCACGACCAGTGAAGGTACCGGAGATGACACGCTTCTGATTAGTGTTACACATCAGGATGGTGGGGTTAGCACCAGCCAAGTAGCACTTATCAATAACGTCTTCCAGCAGAGCCTCAGTGAAGGCACGAGGAGTACCATCTACACGGGCATCAGAGCCATCGCCAGTAGGGGTAGTGCCATCGCCAGCCTTGTTCTCGTTAGTAGCAATCCATGAAGTCACGGAAGCAGACTCACGAGCAGCAGGTGCGCCACCAGCGTTACCAGTACCAGCAGAGTAAGGCTTGTTAGTACCTACGATAGCATACTCTACGTCCTTACGCAGCTCAAGACCTTTCTTGGCCTCCTGATAGGCATCTTCAACGCCACGACCAGCGTTGTCAGCTTGCAGGTCAGTACCAGAGATGATCCAGCTCTTCTCGTTGATCTGAGTGTAGTTACCCAGACGAACAGTCGGAGTCAGAGCAGCCGGAGTTGCGTCTGCACCTTCAGGCACCGGAGTGTCTGCGGGAGCGGCAAGAGAGTCTTTCTGCCATTCGTGGAAAGTACCCTTGGAAGAACCAGAAGGGACGTTGGACACGAAGGGAGTGTCAGAGGGGCTAATGTCATAAATAACATCGAGCAAGTCCTCACGAATACCTACACTAAGGTAGGTGTCAAAAGTTGATGTACCAGCCATGATAATTCTCCTTTAAGATTTGGCTTTAACTGCACGAAGACTAGCTAGTCTAGCGGCAGCGTCTTGGATTGAACCGGAGTCTCGTGCTCTTTGCTTAATCTCTGCGGCTACTTTAGCTCCAGCAGCTTTCTTAGGGGCAGCTCCCTTCTTAGGGGTAGCCTTCCTGATTACTGGCTTTTGCTTACGCTTGATGACCTTCTTTGTAGTTTGAAGTTCATCGTACTTCATAGCCTTATCGAATAAGATAAGTTCACGGGCAGTGTACAGATTGGCGAGTTGGTTATCTTCAAACCCTAGCTTACGGCCATAATCCATTAGCTTAGAGTAACCATCCTTCGCTTTCTCTGCGTCTTTCCACTCAGGGAAGGCGGCGAATATCTTCGGCTCCTCATCCTTCATGGCGGCTTTAAAGGCCTCTTGTTGCTTCTGAACAAACAGTTGCTGGTTCTGCTGGTATTGAGAAACTAACTCCTGTTGCTTCTGCTTAGCGTCATACAGCTCAGTCTGTTTAATAAGGAATGACTGAGGATCGGAATCCTTCAGTGCTTGCCAGTCAATGCTCTCCAGTTCTTTAACGTCACGGTTCAATACGTCATAAGCCATAGAGATAGCTTGCTGCATTTCCTCAGAAGCTTTGGCAACCTGCTCGAACTCGGACTCCACTTTCTTCCGTTCTTCGGCAACTGCCTGAGTCTTCTTAGAATAGTCCTTCTGTCGCTGATATCCGTCAGTGAGTTCATCAAGACTGACCTCGTACTCTTCGCCGTCAATAACGACTGAGTACATCTGAGGTTCCTCTCCCTCTTCTTCTGGCTCCTCGTCAGAGTCCTCTTCTTCATACTCGGAAGTGTCTTCAGCGTCTTCGGTCTCGGGAACATCCTGCTCCACTGCCTCTTCTTCAGTCTCTTCCTGTTCCGTCTCTTCATCTGCAATAGCCTCGACGGGGGCTTCAGGCTGCTCCGGTTCTGCTTCTGGGGTTGGCGATTGCTCGCTCCCCTCCATCAGACGCGCTACAGCTTGTTCTATTGATCCATCTTTGGGTTCTGGCATGTTTACTCCTTAGCAGTATCTAGAGTCTTGTTTAACACGTAGTTAGATTCAAGTATCTCTAGTGTTCTGAGAAAGCGTTGGTGTCCTTGAAGGGTGTACCATGCGTCTTCTCTATCGGTTTGGTGTTTACCATCTTTCCATGATTGAGTGAGTTCTTGTTCAATCAAGTCAAGTATTTCCTTAACTTCGGGGTCGGCTAGTAACTCTTTAGCACGTTGTCCCAGTCTGCTTACATCCATCAGTTCTCCTTATTTGCCATCTCCTATCCCAACAGCTCGATCTTGGGTTGCTTCCAGTCCAAGTTCGGCTGCATCTGTCTTCTGCTCCCAAGGGAATTCCTTCATCTGTCGATGCTGTTCCTTCGCTTGGTCTGTCTGTGCCTTAACCATCTGTGCCTGTGAAGCAACTTGCTGGGCCTGAGCTGCGATAAGCTGCGGGTCTGGCGCTGGTTCAGGCGGTTGCACCTGAGATGGGTGAGCAATGAACTTAGTCGGGTCTTCAAACCCTGAGTTCTTAATGAATTCTGTTACGAGGGCATAAGTGTGCTCAGGCTGAATCAAGTACCCAGCAGGGCTATTCTGTACGCTGCTGAGCAACCCTTGGATAGCCTGAAGGTGCACGAGTTGCTGGTCTTTGTTGCCACGACCCAGTCCTACTGTGACCTTTATGTCATTCCTGTCCTGCCACTCAGCGGGGTTCACAATAGCGAAGCGACCACCTACTTGGATCATGTCAGGGGACTGCTGGTGTTCACGGATTAGGGTGCGTAGCTCCTTGAAGAGCTGCTTGACACCTGTCTCAGCAAAGTTCCTAGCGATCAGGAGTATCTTGTTCTGAGCTGCGCTCATCATAGTGGTCACAGCGCCCATTGACTGATGGCTATTCAGAGCCTTGTCATCCAGACCTGCGGTCATACGGGATACGCCTGTACGGTTCTCTTTGTGCAACTGAAGCTGCTCAAGCACTGGGATGGTAAAGTTACTCAGGTCAGGGGTATCCAGCCGCTGTACCGCTCCAGCCATCTTCTGACGGATAACACCACCAATACGGTTGTCAATCAGGTCTTGGTAGTTCACCTGCCCCTCTACTGCTGTGTACCGGCCTGCATTCTGCAAGGCGAGGTTGTCAAGCATCTGGCGCATGATCATAGAGTGAATCTCTTGTATGTCAGTCACCAAGTCAGCAGGGCAGACACCGATGTGCTTATGAGGTGTCATGAAAGGGGTGATGCTGATAATAGGGCAGCGGTCTACCTCTTCATAGTCAAGGCACTCCATGCCTACGTGAAAGGAGTGAATCAGCTTGACACGCTCCTCTTCTTCGCAGTACATGCGAGTCCACGCTTCCATATAGTCAAGCTCTTGGTTCATGTACCCTGAAATAGACTCTGCACCGGCTGAGTCCTCACGAGGATCGTTCCAGCGAGCACGTTGGACAGGCTTGTCAGCATTGCTGTTACTTGAGGGAGCTGCGTTCTCTAGGTCATCTTCATCGAAGCCCATCTCGATCAGCTCTCCCCGTGTCTTAGTGGGAGTCCACGCTACGAAGGCCGCATCCTTGATGCACACGCTCCGGTCTTTGATCAGGAACTCCTCAGACGGGATATTAGTGAACTCAGGTACACCCTGCCAGCGAGTCAGCCGTACACGAGCGTCATAAAGCTCCTCGTTAGCGGGATTAGGCTCATAGGAGTCCAGTTCCCACTCGGTACCCTCTAGGTTCTCATCATCTGATTGACCGTCCTCCAGTACCTTGAATTCTTCTTCTGTCAGTCCCTCGTAAGTGGTGAACTGCACCTGTTCTTTCATGCAGTAGTCAGTCATCACGTAACTGTTCTTCATCAGGAGGGCGTCTTTGAACCACGTGTACAGACAGGTATATCCGTCATAGCGGTTATAGAAGAGATGATTCATGTACGCCCCTTCAAGCTGTACGTTCTCTTCATCGCCGGGATAAGCAGGGTCAAAGGCTACTACTTCATCACCTGCTGTGAATATCTTCATCAGATCGGGCATGATGCCCTCTACAGTCTCCAGTACGTCACGGGTGACTACTTGACTGAAACCTTCTTCTTCATTACCAAACTCTTCCCCATTGTAGTAATCTAGGTTCTTGGCTTGGGCCTCAGACAACTCAGAGTCCATCCATGACTCAGCGTCATGCCTCTCCATGTTAACCACGGAGGTAATAAAGTCTTTGTCGATCTTCTGCTTGTCTGTCATATTAGTCCTATTTGCTTGCTGCGAATTGGGCAACTGCCTTGGCTACACTCTCTAGCCTTCCCTTTATCTGGTCAGGGGTATTAGGGTCTTTGTATTCTGCATGATCAAGGAACTCAGAGGCGGCTTGCTTGTACTTCCCTGCGTTAAAGAGCTTGCGGAAGGTAGGAGACATACCTAAGTCGCCTCGGTACTCAGCCTGAACCAGCTCAGCTTGAAGCCACTCAGGTAGCTTGTCGTAGTTCTTTATGTGCTTTCTGGTACGGTCTTCGTGATGAGCGAATGACTCACCGAAGGTCTTGTTAATCCACTTACCTGTCTGCCCTACGCCATAGGTCTTGATGCCTTTTGTATCTTCGTACACTTCTGGCACGAAGCCCTCCAGCATGACCACTCTCTGCTCCTTAGGGCTAAGCTCTCGCCCCTCTAACTGAGAGACAGCGGCTATAGCGTCTTGTCCATGTAAAGCATTCGGCATTCTAGAATCCTGAGTAGTTGCGTATTGGCAGGTCTCCCTGCAT